AGCCAACCTAAATCATACAATGCACCATCACCTAATTGATATGGACCGTGTTCTTCTATTTCTTGGCGCCACGTAGTACTAAAACTAGGGCCACAATAAGCACATTTTAAATTGCAGGTAGCATCAAAACTAACTTCCATGTATTTTGGATTAACGTTGGCAGTCCATGGAGTATTCTTAATTGTTTGAATATGCGGTAACGCCCATGCCTCGGAACTTTTTGTTATTCTATCACTGAATACGCCATTTTCAGTTTCACCGATATGTGCATCTTCTACTCTCCAGCAATAGTCACATTCTTTTGGACGCTCACCATTAAGCATTAAGTTACGCTGTGACTTTTTAAAATTAGTATTATGGAGTGCGCTAGGATTACTAACGATCTCGCTTAATGGAATTTTATGCGGCGCTGGGTGATGGCAGCTATGTGTAAATCCTGTGCCAAGATGCACAGTTACTTGATTCCATTTAGCCACACACATACTAGGACTAACTGTATCAAGTTCAGTCTTAGTGTCTCGGTATCTTCCTAAATTATCCATTTAATTTCTCTTATTCTTTAATATATAGCATGTTTAACCAGCTATCTTTGTTACAAGTTTCTGCACAAATTGCCATCTTGCCATGCTCAATACTTTCTATGGCCCATGACTTAGAAAATATTTCTTCAAAAACTCCGGACTTAAGAATTGACTCAATGTTTTGTATGTTAAGATTTAAACTGTCTCTAAAAGGTTCCATGCTTATCTTTATTTGATCATCGATGAAACTAACTAACCTGGCATCATAGCGTGTGCCCACGAAACAGCATGGATATACCATACCTTCTGCATTAACGTAGATTTCATGACCTTCTTTTTGACTCAAGCTGTGACACTTTATTTCTTTTTTGTCTAGTTCGTTTTTATAACTGCCCAATTCTTTAACTCTTGAATATTCAAAAGTATCTAACCTATCTTTTATAATAGGGAAATAGCCTAGTTGCTTGACATCCTTGACTAAATTTAAATCAACATTATATTTTTCATCATTCATAATGCTGTCTAGTAAATTAGTTATTTTTACTTTCTTACCGCCGTTGTACTTTGGTTTTTTTGTTGGGTAAATTTGATACAACTGATTTCCATCAGCATCAAAAACTTCACGTGGTTTGAACTGTCCGTTTTTAGATTCAAAGCCTGTGGGACGTTTTGACGAAAACTCAATAAATCCCATTTTGTTTGCTAATTCTTTTGCTAGTTCAACTTGATGATCGTTATGGTCAAATATTAAATATTCCCATGTTGCTCTACCACCTGCTGCAATAAATGTTTCGACATTTTTTATTAACTTGGACCAAACAACATTTCGTCTATAGATATGATTAGTATCCTCTAAGCCATCTATACTAAAAATAAATCGCATGTTCGATGTGCCGAATAGCGCACCCATTTTAGTCCAAAAGTCTGTTTCCCTGATGCCTCCATTGGTATGAAATGTCTGCTGGCATGTTGGGTTTATTTCATTGACATATTTTACAATGTCATAGCAGTCACGTGCCATCAATGGATCTCCCATTGTGCCACAATATATAATACGCTTAAGATTTGATAAGAATTCAACTGTAAAATAAGTTTTAAACTGTTCTAAACTTATACTTGTTAAATTTAAATCAGGACGCACGATAGTAGAAGAATTATAATACCTCATACACAACGGACATGCGGCATTACAATGAGTTGACAACTCTATATGTAATAATGTAACTGGTTCGGTTTGCCAAGACATAATTATGCTATTGAATTATCTACTTGGCTTTCTTTAACTAGAGCGCCTAACCTCGGAGGATTAATAAAACTTTCCTTAAACATTCTGCTGCCATTGGCATCCAATTCTGCAATTTCTAAATTTAATTTTGTTCTTAGCTCTTGGCCAAACTTATAAATTTCTTTTTTTAGTTTTTCAGAATCATAGTTCCATCCCGTAGCATTACATCTGCCACCTTCGCCTTCAAACTGTGGCTTAATACTATTTTCCCAAAAGTTGTCATGCCAATCAAAGTCTCTACAGTCTGTAAAATCAAAACTATCTTTAGCTAAGTTAGTTAAATAAGCACCAAGTCGTGTACCAAACATTGCCCAAACACCATTTTCAACATCGGCGCCCACACTGGACCATACTAGAAAACGTTTGTAATTGCGTTCATGTACTTGTTCTTTTAATCGTCTAGGATCAACAGTTACACCGCCATTCAATAAAAGCTTAACACCTTCACGGAATCCTGCTCTGTACGCTTGATAAGCACTGGCGTTATTGTGTACATCACAGTAAATGTTATTCATTTGGAAATAATAAATGTCCCAACAGAAGTCAACCTTTGCTTTGGGATCATCTGCATTTTCATGTGTACGCATTTGTTCCACTACATGCTTGGGCCACATCTTAATGCCGCCGTTGCCATATACCAGACCATTCATTACATTCTTGCCTGCCCAGCTAACAATATCATGCTTGCCTATTTTGCTCATGTCTAATTCTAAACTAAAAAATTCATCACGAACGATGTTATCTGCGTCAATGGTAATAAAGCGATCAGTTTCTGCAACTCTTGCGGCTTCTTTGTGTGCGTTATCAAAACCTTTGACTCCATGAACACGTTTGGCCCACGGAGCTTTTTCTAATAGGTTAGCATAATTCTTATCTGCGTTAGGTTCATCGTAGCTTAAAAATACGATATCAAAATTTGTAATAGGTACTGACATTTGCGTCCTCAATGTGTAAATGGTGATAATTTGAAATTATCTTAACAGGTGTCTTAGATTTTAATGTTAATTCGACTAGTTTAAAATCATCCAATTCGTTTGTATTTAAAGTTATACTATCTAAAATTTGACTAGGATCATTGCTACTAAAAACATAAAATGTTATTTCGTTATCCAAATTAAAATTTTGAGAGGCCCGCATGGCACTTTGAATTTGAAGTTTATTGCCCGTTTGTTTATACACTAACGTAGGCTTAAGACCTTCTGTGGCAATAGGAACAAAATATGGCTCTTTATCTATACTAACCTTAAAGTCATGATTATAATGCAAAAAGCCCAGACTGTCAAATTTTGCATGTTCATTAGGCAACCATTTACAGGAAAATGTTTGCTCATGATTGGAAAATAGTTCTTTAATGTTTAGTATGAGTTTATCATATAATCTACTGGGTTCTTTTTTATCTATGCAAAAAATCTCCATTTTATCGGGCATGTTTTCTAATTGAAATTCTGTTGTATGTTCTTTTGTATATTCTTGCTTAAAATTATCGTAGATAAAATTAGCATTAATCTTTTTAGCAATTAAATCGCAGTGCAAATGAATAAAATTGTTACCATCGTTTTCTCCATATACGTAATCGAATTCCCAACGTCTATGTTCTCTGTGCTTGTATAAAATTCTTGATCCTAAATCGGGATCATATTTTATTCTTAATTTATGTAAGGGTGACTTATTATAAAATATTTCCTTAATAAGATCGTTTTCTTCAATTTCTAAGTTTGCCCGGCGAGGGTCTTTATTGTCTGTGCTTTGAGGTGATATGCCCAATACTTGATATGTTAATTTGTCATACTCGACATAGAATTTACTATTCTTAATTGTTTTCTTTTTAAGAATAGTCTTCTGAATGTCAAATTCATCATCATTGATATTATGCATTTAAATAAATTTTTTTCTTAGGTTAGTCAGTGTGTCAGCGGTTAGCCAAGCACTGGTGTTATATTTAACTAAACCTAATTGAACATAATTTTCAATTTTTATATCACCTTGATCATTTACCCAATATGATAAAAATTCTGGCCAGGGTTTTTTCGACCATTGGTCGTTAACATAGCTATTTTCTCTTAGACTTAAATCAATCAAATTAACAAAGTCGAATTTTGTTATTTTAAGTCCTAAAATTTTATACATCAATGACATCAACCATTCGGGCCAAAGATACTGAGGGAACGGGGGCATTGAATTGTTTTCTTTATCAGCAAAGAAATCAATAAACTGATTTTGATTATATTTAGATGCTATTAAAACAGCCATGCCAAATACATAATCGCAGCCTTTATCTTTGTTAAAAAATATAGCGTCAATGATACTGCCTTCACCAAAGCTTTTTTGTTCGGTGGCGCCTTCGGTATATAACGAATAATCTAACAACTCTCCATTAAAACTAGATCTAGTTTTTGGTATAACAATACTGTTCATTCCTCTTAGATTTTCCCATACATCAATATTGAAGTTAGTTAAAATTTGATCTGGACTAAACGCAATAGTTTTTGTATACGGACTGGCCAGTAAAGAATGATAGTATGTTGCAGATAAGATTTTACTGGGTTTTAAGAAAATCTCTTGATCAATGTACAGTAGGTATTTCTTTAAATTATCTTCGTGTGCAATAATACTAATAGGCCGTTCTTTATCAAACAGCCTGATACTCTTGACTAACAGTTCGACCTGTGTCAAGTTCTTCATATTACAATTAACTATTAAATAACCTTCAGTCATATATCATCTGTTTTATTTTAGGGTAATGCCTTAGAATAGCCATTTTATTCATGACGTGTACATTTTCATTTTTAACTCTGCTGGCAATACTTTTCCATAATTCTTTTGGGTCAGGACAAATTAGCAATATATCATTGATTTCTTTGAACTCTGCGACATCGTCAATTTGTTCACTGAATCTCATAACTTTGCCGGGCAATTCGTGTATTAAGTTACCTTGTCTGTGTCCATTTAAAATATGTACAGCAATACTTACAGCATAATCTGTTCTAAATAGAACTCCTGGAAATTTATACAACCATTTGTAATAGTTATAATTTTCCTTGACATGTTCCCATACTCCAAAGAATAGTTTGGCTAATTCACTGTCACTGCGCCAGTATACAGCAGTTGACCACCACATGTCAATACCATCTGGATGTAGTTTTTGTTCCCAGATTCTGGGCTTATAATTACGAACACTTAGCGCATGTTTGTACATGGCAACTTCACTGTCAGTATCAAAAATAGCATCCAATGTGTCGTTGCCAATCAAATAGTCAACGTCTATCATTAATGTTTTGTTATAAGGACTCTTGTTAAAGATGCTATGCTTATTTTTATTATTGAATTGTGTAGTAAATTCATTCCATGGACTGTCACGATGGGTTCGCGTATTTCGTTCATGTGTCACATTATCGATAATAATGTGATCAAACGTTTCGGCCGCAAGGTTTGGAGTTAGTTCCAACTTTAATGCATCAAATGTAGGCTGATCTGTTAATAAGGTTACATGATTATTATTCATGTGTAGTTTAACGCATCTAGCCGCAACTAGTGCTAACTTCTCATAATCAATTTTGCCGTTATTATAAGCAATAAGCAATATGCCAGAATCAAATTTACTCATTTAAACCAACCAACCCTTTAGTGTCTCGTTGTTTTTTAAGTTTTTCGTTTTCCACATAATACTCATTCAATGCTTCAGTGTACGCACTAAAAAGTTTTTCGTGGAATTCTTGAATGTTTGTGACTAGTACAGGATTTTCGTTATCGTCTAAGAATATATAACGCTCGACATTCAAGTCTAATAGTTGTTTGACAAAATTAAGTAATTCTATTTTTGCTGTAAACAGTGAACTCATGTAACCAATAGTTAACATGGTATTCATCCGTTGTTTGAGATTTAGCTTTTGATTATTCAGTGTTAACCTGTAGTTACTGAATTCCAAAGCAGATTTGAGTTTATCGTCCATCCAGAGCTCCATTATGTGCTATTTTAATTTTATTTATATCACAAAACAGCAATTAAGCCGTTGAAGAGCCTGAATATGTAGGACCAATAATATTGAATGAAGCAGACCCGCTGGTTTTTGGAATCGCTTTATTAGTTTCAACGTGTAAAGTATGTGTGCCAGTAACATCAGATGTGTTGGCACAACTTAGTCTAACTGTTAATATTAATTGTACAGGACCATCTACATAATTCGAACCTGTCGTTACTATTCTACCATAAATTCGAATTTTTTGACTACCTGCTCCACCGTTGCCGTAACCGTATCCGTATGATCCATAACCATAACCGTAACCATAACCGTAACCATAACCATAACCATCATAGCAATTACCATAGCCATAGCCATAGCCATAACCATAACCATAACCATAGCCGTATCCATAGCCATAGTCGCCACCGGTATTACGACAATTAACAGTTAATAGTAATTGATCTGAATCATTTAAATCTTCAAATCCTTTGCCTTCGCTGATAATGTTAGCGGTAGTAGACAATGTGTTATCTAAATTTAAAGTAACTGTGCCTAATCTATTATATACATAAGCCCAGCTAGCTGCCAAATTATTACCACCGATTGATGATAAGTTTAATCTAATAGAACTACCACTATTAAAATAGTAACGTGCTTTTTCGTAATTATCAAAACCTAAATTGACTGTATAAGTTAATGTGCCAGCGAAGCCATTAGAGTGTACTACATTACCCAATATACCAACAGCAGTTTGTCCCATTGCGGCTACATTTTTCTTAGGGTCGATGTCCAATAATACAGTATCCATGTCTTGCCAGATACTAGCAGTAATTTTTTGCCCTTTTACGACTCTGTCTAATTCATATTGTCCGCCAACATGTTCAGAACTTAAATTAAGTCTATCAATAACTTCATTGACTAATGCGGCGCTGACTTTTGTGCCAACATTCACTGAGCTGGCTTCTGTGTTGCCCCACCCATATGCCTGTAGTGCTCGTCTGACTAAGTTATTAGTCGGTACACTTGTTGGATAATTATCGGCAAAGATTTTGTTGGTCTTACTAACCAACACATTATAATCACTTGCGGTAATCTTTTTGCCGACTGCTACTGTCATTACTTAACGCCTACTGCGGCTTCAACTAAGCCAACTTCTTCTGTATTTTTTGAACTAATTGCTCTGCCGATGATTGCCGCTGGATCATAATGATCTGCTGCCATACCAACACCATTGATGTCACTAGGAACAATGCGCTGTCCTGCTCTAATAGGACCTTTAACTAAACAAGGAACACGGCCTTTTAGTGCCACGGGATATGCGTGTTCTTGCATTTTCATTCTACTGTTTAATAAGAAGCCAGGGGCTGTACTGATAACGCCGAATACTTCATCGTCCCATGCTTTAATTGTTTTTGTAATTTCTTGCTCACCGCCCAAACGAACCAAGTTACCAGGCAGCAAAGGAGTATCTGCGCGATAAATTTCAGCCATATCCGCAAATTCTGCTTCAACTGTTCTGCCACGTAGCTTAAAGTTGCCCCATGTTTCTTCGCCTACGTCTGCTGTACCGCTTTGGTTTAAGTTAATACCTTGACCGATATCTGGAAATGGTATTGCTAAAGCAGAATCTGGGCCACCCGGAGTATATGTGCCAGCATCACTGCTCATAATAGCTACAACTACTTTGTTTACAACAAACTGCATAGCAGGATGTAAGCCACCAGTTGTATCTGTTATGTTACCAATTCTAATACCGGTCTTTTTGCCGCCGATTAAATCTCTGCCACCTAATGGGCTCCATCCACCTGCTGTATAGATATTAATAACTTCATTAACGCTGTCATACCATAATTGTCCAATAATTGGATTTATTAATTTTGTATCTTCTGGTTGGTATGTTGTTAGGCTACCTGGGCTAGAAAAATGCTCTAACATTTGAACTAGGTTTTCGGCCATTATTTCGCCGTAGCCCGCATAATTCTTACCTATTAGCTTTATAGGTGTAGTTATGTCAACTGTTCTGTCTGCTAGAATAGTTAATCTAGTACCGTCTGTTTTGGTTACATCATATGCCATCTATGGAAATTCCTTTAATATAATATTTATCTAATTACATTCTGATGCGTAAAGTATAGATTACTTGTATTACGCGATTTGCGGATTTTGTTACTGGACTAAACGCTACATGCGACAATAACAATCCTGTGTTCAAGCCACTGGTGCCTTTGCTTTTTAAGCCTATTTCATTGAAAATTAGTTCACCAGAATTAGTAGTTGGCTGATTTTCTTCAAGTGTACAAGTAATTATTAAATCAGTGTAAGTTAATCCTTCGCTGTGCTCAATTGATATGTTATTTCTTGTTGCATCATCGTTGTTTGTATCATCTAAGTCGTCGACGACTTTATAATACACCGGATTGTATAAGTCTGCTAACAAACCCAATTCCAAATTTTGTTCTACATCTTTAACTGTTGTACTACCGGTTTCATCGATAACAACTCCGCCATTACCCATGTGCAATTCATAGATATATTGACTGTTATTTCCCTGTAACATTCTGGCTACTATCAAGCTCATTGTCTCAGAATTAATGGCATTATGTACATCCAGCAATAGTTCTCCTGTAACAAGATCTACTATCTTGACAAATCCTTCAATGTTTAACTTTATTTGGCTCAGCATGTGTTTTCCTTACATTTATTTACTCTTATATTTAACTACGCATTTAATATTAATACACCATTTTCGTAGATCATCAACTCTTCACTGATTTCCATTTCTATTGGTTCAATTACAGTTCTATTAACTGTGCCTCCGCGAATTTTATCTCTATACGATTTTACTGTATTATAAAAATTAGCAAGTACAGTGATTTGATCTCTCTGTAAATAGTCGTCGGCTTCCAATGTAGAACTAATCAAGTTAACTGGTTCGACAGTACTGGACTTTGATAACCAGTCTACGCCAATTTGCTCACTCATTACATAACGGAACATTGTACACATTATTTTACTGTAATACTTAGAATATTGCCCTGTAAATATTTCATAACGTAGAGAATCTAAGATAGCATTGTAAACGCTGTTAAGGTCATAGTCCCATGGTAATTTATCCCAACCAACTGTGTCATATGAACTTAAACTCCATGGAGCATACAAATCACTGGTAAATTCAATAGCACCTTTTGTTTTATACACTGGAGCGAAACTACCATCAACATTTTTTTCGTATATTGTATAATCACGTATACCTGTATTGACTTTAATATAAGAACCAGAAGTCACTGTAGTTGTATAAATGTCAGCAGTTGACTCTAATACCAATGATATTTCTTTAGTGAAATCAAACGTTTCGCTTTGATAATCGATATAGCTCCAGAACTTAGGTACATCGATAATTTCGTCACCTACAACATAGAACTCATTATTAAGTCTGGTATCGCCCCACGAATCGATATTAGAAACATTAACGTTTACCATGATCTCATTTAGTTTCCTAATAAACGTTCTTCTTGCTTCTAATGTGTCATCAAACCAACTTTGAATATATGGACGAACTAGGTTACCTAATCTGCCATATGGATGTAAATTAAAAATGTCAGGAACATTTTTTGTTATATTAAAATCTAATGTATTACGTTTTGGATCTATATCTCTCACGCTTAGACTTCCAGGAGGTAACATTTGCCATTTAGCAAGATTCCACGTACCTGATGTTGTTTCTTTACATACATAAATGCTGTCATTGTAATTTACAATATCTAGATAACTGTAAGTTGTAGATGTATTATAGCCTTGTATAGGAAGTGGCTGCCAAGCATCTGCTTTAAATGTTCCTGTGGTTGTATAACGGCAAACATAAAAATATCCATTATACTTAATAAGATCATCTTGTGTATATGTATTAGCGGCATCATAATTTGCGTATTCTGCTTTTTTTCTATAGAATATATGTGCGCTTAAACTATCACGCAGTCTGACATGCAACCATTCAGGAATAGTTTCAACAGTATTATCTTCTGATATGAAAATCCATTGTTGATGCTTTTCATTGCCTTTAGATTTTTTCTTAATTTGTACAACGGTACTTGTATTATTCAAGTACGGCTGAATTCCTTTAAGCATTATGGCATTATTGCTAATAGGTGCCCACCATGGAATGCCTGCGGCACTTGGATTCAATAAGACTTTGCTTAATTGTTCCGTTGTATATACTCTAGATTGTTTACTTTGTTCTGCGATAACATTTTTATTTTTAACCCAGAAATAATAAACAATATATGTTTCGCCATTGGCATAGTCTTCTTCTTCGACCCAATGGTAATTATCAGTATTAATTGCACGGTCAACGTAAACTTCGCCGGATGCTATTTGATCAAAAGCAACTAGTCCTTTTTCCGCCATTTTATTCCATTGATTAGGAGGAACTGGACTCTTGGTCCACTCATATACATCTGGTAGTTTACCGTTAATCGTAGTCCCCCAATATTTTTCTTTAGTTAATTCATCGCCGCTTTCGTAGTCACTGAACTGAACTGTGCTTAAATCCCACCAGCGACGGCCAATAAATTCTTCATGCCAACCCAAGCTTGTATATACTGATTTGTAAGTATCTGTAGATCTGTTATACTTCGCAGGATCTACTCGATTGATAACATCGATATCATTTTTAAAAACACTTGGTATGTACATCTTCTTTGGATCAAACAAATCTAGCTTTGCAACTGTTCTGTTTTCTGCATAGTTGTATATTATTAAATGTTCTATATCGGTAGGATCTACCGGACGACTTTCTTCTTTAACTATAGAAGAGCCAGTGTCGCGTACTTCATAGACTTTATAGTTACCATAGTCAAAGGTAGCTTCTTTATTGTTTAGATTTAATCCATCATCTATTATAGCAATCGGCCATGTAGGATTGTATCCACTTGGCGTAGCAGTCTTAGTCAATGAAGTTTGTGCTATGGCATTTGTAAATGGATTATACTTTTTCTTCCATGCATAACCATAATCGTCTGCAGATGCCCCGGATGCTAAGATAAAATCAGAATAATTCTTAAATCTAATAGGTTTAAATGTAAATATTTTACCAGTGTAACAATTATCGCCAAGTTTAGCATTAATAAAGAATTGTGTTTCTTTTGCAGGACCTTCACCCAGTTCTTGAATCTCCCAAATGCCATCAATGCTAGTATTACCGATACTAGCATTGACAATTAAAATATAATCACCAATGTTCAACTTATGTGCTTTATTTGTTGTTGCTCTTGCTTTACTAAAGTCATCGGGACCTGGACAAATTTCTAGTATACTTAACTCTGTGTCTACCGTCTGCAGTACTTGCCAAGTGCCAGGTTTAAATATGCTCATGCCGCTGTTAGACAGATCTGGGTTAGGTTTATAATAATTACCTACAAATATATTAGGCAAATGTGGTTCATCAATTTGACTAAACTTATCGTTGTTATTGGACCATGTGTTTGGACTTACTGTTGTTTTGGCATAGTATAGCTTTCCGTTTATTCTGATTTGATCGTATTGCTTGTAACTAGCAGTTTCGTCATAGGCAGGGATAGTCCATAATTCAGCAAAATTATCATATAAATCTGGCAAATTATCTAATGTATCCACCGACAAATCTGTGTCCCCTGCGAACAACGGCCCGCCTGTTGCCAAGTCTCTATATGTTCTATCAAAAGTATTAAAAGTTAAATCTTTATTGAATGGTCGATGAACCCACCGCTTGCTGTTGTTTTTAAAATATAAAATACTGTCGTTAGTTGCAGGTTCTGCTTTATCGATAAACTTAACTACTTGAGAAGTCTTAGATGGATGACGAATATCACTGGATAGCATTTCAAATTCATAATATTCTATGTTCTTTGTATTACCCATTTCACCCAATCTAACCATATATTCTTCATAGGGTTTAGACTGTGATTCGTCTTTGTGTGTTAGCGGTGCTAGCTTATTAAAAACTTCGACAGTGCCTTTTGAATAAGTGATAGCGTTTTTAAATAATGTTTCATTTTCTTCTTGCAAGAATAGTTGACGCAATTCTGGATTTCTATTTAATCCAAACTGAGCTCTACTAGCTTCTGCTACTGTACTATCTAATATTACATTTTCAATGTCTAATAAGTTTCTTCCCTGTTCAGCCATAGTGTCGTAGTTAGGGATAATACCATTTGACGTAATTACATGGCCAGGAGCATAATAAGTGCCGTCCCAAGCTTGGCTTTTCTTTCCACCAATTACGAAACTACGTTTTGTTGTACTTTGTTCCGGCAAGAAGTATACATCGTCGAATACGCTGGTAGAATTTAAGTGTACAACTGTTTCAAAAGAACTAAATGTTAATTTAATTCCGTAGATAGATCTATTAGCATCTTTTGTTCTGATAACAACTGTGTTACCGTCACTGAAACGATTAACTAATAAATCTTTACTAAACAATGGTTTATTATATCTGTCAACACATTGTCCTACGTTTTCGTTTGTGCCTTCTAGATTATCTAAATGACCAACGATACCTTTTATTACTAACTGATCAGCTCCGGGGTTTAAATCGATGTAACTGCCTGTGGCCAAAGGGCTGTTGCTCCAGAATACAAACTGTTTAGCACTTAGCTGCCAATCACGAATGTCACCGCCTTCTGGTTCTTCAAAAATAAATCCCAGACTTTCTAAATATTTTCCATAGCCTATTAATAAATCAAAAACGTCTTGGCGATTTTTATATCGCTCTCCATAGTTTTGATAATATAACTCAGAAGTATATGTATTCTTTTGTTTGAATGTAACATCTCCCACTGTTATAGGAGTAATACTGCTGTTATCAGCTGGTAAGAAAGCTGGCAAATAACCATCCTCAGTGGCAAAGCCAGTAACTGAATAATATTCACCATCCCATATAATTCTAATACCACTGTAGAATATTTCTTTGTCAGGATAATGATTTATAGTTCTAACATCATAACTTTCTTCAGGTACAAACAATGTAATGCGCTGACTGTTAATGCTGGTACTTTGTATACGCACATTGTCTTTGTTAGTAAAACCATTTAATAAAAATTCTTTTTTAACTTTGATGTTACTAAACTTATCAATAACTTCTGCTTTGTAATCTTTATTGTTTAACACACAGAATTCTGAGAACAAACTTTCTATACCGCTGGTATAAACAGTTTCTCCATCAACTATTTTTCTATGATAGTCATGTTCAATGCCGCCTTGTTGCCAATATAATGTGTTACGGTCAAGTTTGTTGCCCCATTCGTTTATAATCGTTTGGCCTGGTACCCAATTTGTGTTAACATATTGTGCGGGGTTACGAAGATACCACATTTTGGCCATGGCAGCAAGACCCCATTGTGTATTATAGAATACATTTTCATATGGGCCGACTTCACCAGGTAACCATGATGCACCAGCGTCTTGAACTGTCAACCACAGCCAACTTAGTTGATCTGGCGGTAATAAATTACCATTACTATCAACTGGGAAATTTTGTTCAGTGCTCAGATCATTACATCTAGCAAACTTAGGATTAATTATTTTATTAGTAGGTGTACCTACGTTACCTGTACGCAATGCTTTTTCTAATTCTATTCTCTTAGCTGAATCTGTCCATGAATAGTTTTCGTCCCACCAATCTGGCTTTAATGTACGTCCTAGCATTTCCCATGGATGTGTATGCGGGCGGTCTGTGTCAAATAAGAATTGATATATCAATCTCCAAGAACCTGTTATACTATAAACATCTTCGCCAGTACCTAGTTTATATATGTAAGTAAAGCCATTGGCAGCATCATAGTCATTGTTAGGCATTAAAAATAAATTATTTTGATTTAACCACTGCTTGGTTTCATTTAACATTATCTGTCTAACTGCACCAAAGCCCTTGTCAAGCGATCTAAAATAACCCGGTATATTTTCTACGTAATTTCTAAAATTATTAAGTCTTATATCTCTTGTTATGCTACTCCATACTGCTAATTCATATTCATACATTAGTTTTTCTATTTTATTTGTAGGATAGTTATTGGTATCAACCCCATCTACTAAGTAGAATCTAGTGCCATCATGGCGGTGCATGAAATATTTTCCAGGTGTAGTTGTATCTTCTAAAATCTCTGGCATATACACCGGTGCTAAACCTATCTTGGCCAAGCTGGCTGGAATTTGAGATTTATATCTTCCATACCATTGTTTGATATTAATAGTTTTGCCGACAAACTCACTAGTGAATCGAATTTGTGCATATTCATTTGTACCAGCAATTAATATGTAATCAACATCCCTTTTTAAATAACGTTTATTGTATATTAAATGTAAAACATATTCTTTACCAGCACGATGAGAAATGCTTTCAAAATTTCCAGTCAACTCAAATAATAAGTTATTACCCACAGTGAAATCTGTTTCTCTATAATTGTCTAACTTTTCTCCCCAGCCCATCATATTACTATGAGTCCAGAATGTATTACTGTCAGCGGTTGTTACATATATCTTAGATATAGCCATGGTTAATAATTCATGACTTGAATATACTGTTTCATCAACTGAGTTAATTACTGCTTCTAATTCTACTTTGAGTTTATTTAAGAAACTATCATAATGCTTACCTTGACGAATCAATAAGTCTCCTAGATCAAATGGCATGTTAGTGGAAGTTATAGCAAATTTACTCAATGGCTCGTTGTGCTTTAGTAATGTGCCGCCACCTAAGAAGGTTGTTTGTAATAACGATTCACTGTCAACTGATTCTCTGATATTTGTAGAGTATGATTTGATATTAGTAGCATGTTGATATAAACTATAATAATTAATTTCTGATAATTTTTGATTTAAAGGATTAACAGTCAATGATGTCGGGGCGGTTCGAGTCGTTGGCCATGTTACTACACTATTGACTACTACTTTATCGCCAGATTTAATTTTCTTATCTAAGCTATCAGTAGCAATCAACTGTTGATTATGGTCTAATGAACCATCTGGTAATGTTATATCAGAAACTACATATTCGTAGCCATTGAATATAGGATTTGTTTGATCTTTGGCATATACGTCTTGCAAGAATCTCCATTTGTTAATTGGCTTGACAACGGCTGTTCTGTAAACCAAAGAACCATATTTCCACATCAATTTAGTATTTTCAACATACAATTCATTATCAATATATGTCGATCCGGATAAAATACTATCAGATAAATCTAACTCTATTATACCATTTGTTATACCATTGTTATAACAATATGGTTCGTCGAGCATTACTGGAGTTGTATTGTTATTAATTATCGATACCTTATAGAATGTCATCGGCGATGGTAAATCGTGGCATACTATTTTAACTAATCCGCCGGATATTAATGGAATAAGAGATTCAAACCCGTTGTAACCCCTTTTACTTGAAAATTCTACTAATCCGTAACCACTTACATCAAAATAAAATCTTAGTACCTTTCCGGTATCATAATACACATGTATTGTAGTAAATCCAAGGGCAATTGGACTTATTTTATCAAACCATGGTTCTTCTGTTGAACTTTCATATTGAAAATCTTGCGTTTGTTTTGTAAAATTTAATCCTTTTCTGTTTTGATAAAAAGGAACAATTCGATTGAGATACTGGTATCCATATGGGCCAGATAATCTGACAATTTCACCGGTTACAGGATCAGTATAAGAATAAGATGCATCGACATCTGTTATAAATTTTAACTGATTAGGGCTCACTGCACTAGCATTGTTTTCATCAATTAAATCAAAATCGATGCTACTCACTTTAATATTTTTAGCAAGTATTTTGTCATATGTGTTGCCATCTTCAAATCCAAGGATAACCCCGCCAGCAAAGTTTGACTCATTTAACGTTTCTAAGTCACTGTTGTCACTTTTATAAAATTTAAATAATAAGTTTTGATTAGGGGTTGTTTTATTTTGAGCCAATTGCCACTTATCATTTTTGTAAATGACTTTATGATAACGCAAATCTGTTTTAGCTATAATAAGGGCACCGTCATTGGCAACACTATCATAAACCTTAGTGAATGCTATAGCAGTGCCAACTCCAGAGACTTTATAAATTCCATTGGTATCTTCAAATACTACAAGGTCGTTGTTTTGTATAGTATATCCGTAACTATCTTTTAATATGGATCTTGCCGGGCTTTCATATACATTTTTTGTATATGGTAAAATGCTTTTAATTTCTGCTTTTGTTGTACTTGGCCAATTGAATATTTTAACTTCTCTAATAAAGGTAATAATAGGGCGTTTGGCTTTATTTTGTACAGTGACAAATTCTTCTAAGCTCACACCTAAAAATTTAGCCACAGCTTTAATAGTATTAATGTGATACCAATGGTCTATTACCTGCCAATGATTAGACTGAATAGTTTTTTCCTGTGTTATATATTCAGGTTCACTAGTAACAATCATACTACCATCCCAAACTTCGCTGTCCCATTTGATGGCAGGTGGATCATCAAATTCATTGGTTTTATCCCATGGGCGTTTTTTAAGCCAACTGTCTGGGATTCTTTTATCAACAGCAGTTGCAGGCAATAATGCTATACCATCACCTACACCATATACATAATATAATTTAGGATAATTTTCGTCTATTGTTTTGTATTCAGCATCAACATTACCAGTAAAATAAACAGTCATGCCATTTTGTAATTCTAATGTTTGTCCTGTCAAATCATCTTTAATCTCTGCAAAAGGTCGGCTTATAATATCAGTGGCAATGCTGTATTTGTTTGTGTTGCCTGCGGCAGGATCTGCATGAATGCGGCATGCTGGCATGTCATTGGCAATCCAATAAAATAAGTTATAGTCAGTAAGTCTTATTGGATTAATTGGTAATTCCAAAACATTAATATCTTTATCCAATACGACACCATCTTTCAGCGGAGATCCTTTGATGGTTAAATAATTTTCTATATCAATATAAGAACTCTTGCCTAAATAATTATCATTGGCATCATTGATCACAAGCATGTTGTTTGCTTGACTCTCGCGACGTACTTCATTGCTTTCAACTTTAAAGAATTCTTCTGGTCTATTACTTGCGGATCTTAGACCATATGTTTCTTTAAAAGGCAATAACTGTCCTTTACTAGTCATGACGTCTAGCGTAGCATCTAACATTTTTTTGTTAGGTTCTGTTGCCAACACATTTGGCAATAACTTATAGTTACTAACCTTTTGTGCTAGTTGTTGATTTGGTTTTTTACTTTGTCTGCTCATCGACCGATCCTAATGTTGCTGTCAGTGATTTCTGAAATAACTATAATGTCATTTACATTTGCTACGCTAGTAACAACTTCATTCCTGTCTGGTTGAATTTGGAATAGCGTACCGAATTTGCTTTCTTGGCTTAGTGGCACAATGACCACACTGCTTAAATCTGTACTCAAACTTGTGTGTATATATGCTGCCAATTCAGTGAAGTAAAAAATTTCTCCAAAGTTAAAATTACCTGGAGTAAAAAAGTTGTCAACTGCGGCGATAACTTTACTTTTTATTTCACTGTCAGTTAATTTGCTTTTTAAATTTTTAACTACTTTAAATTGTGCTTGGAATTCCTTGTCTGCTAAACGTCCAAACAGTGGTTTAAATTTGACAGGATGGAATATAATTTCATCTGTCATCATTTTATAACTAAGCAATCCTGTAAAGCTATTTCTTAGTTCTTCTGCTGTTTGTGGCAAAGGTGCTGGTATAGTTATATCGCCTGTTTTCTTCCAAGTAGTATAATCATCATTATAGCTTTTTGTTAGCACATATGCATCAATTATATTTGTAAGACTAGGATCCACTGACTGATCGATGTCAACTGAGTGCTGCCATTTAAATGGCAGTGTATTAATTCCTGGCACTATTTTGACGCCGTCAGCGGCTTCTCCGGGGATAGGCATCAAGTAAGTAAAATCACCTTCATCGTAATTTACTAACGTCAATTTATTATCGTCGACAACTGAAATAAAATGTTCAGGATCGTCTGGTAAGAAGTCGTTGTCTAAATCCAATGGTGTTACTTTAACTTTGCTATTATCAGTATAGCCATCATCATAAACATAGTATCCACTGATCTTATAAGATTTTAATTCTTGTATTTTATTGTTGGTGCCCATTTCTAACAAACTAATTGTGTCTTTGCTTATTGACGAAAAGCTTGGATTGAATGTTGGACTCCAGTTGATATTATAGAATCTAATAAGTTCATCACTGCCAAATACGTAATCAAGTTGTCGAATAGTAATCTTCCAGCCTGCGCCATCACGTATACAAGCTATCAGCCATTCGTTGTTATCGCTGGTTCTATTCCATGTCGATTCGACATCAATGAGGTTATTAATTATTGTCCATCTAGGAGTAAGGTTGTCAAATTTTAATGCAAAATTTTCTTTTGAATTTAGTTTGTCGATAATTTTAGCTCTAGTTAGATCATCGAACACTCGTGTAAACGGTGGCAATATTTCTTTAATTAAATCTAATGAAGTTATAGATTTGCTAATCTCAACAGTACCCATACCGTTTACTAACAAACCAGTATAAACATAATCGATATCTTCAATACCCAAGCCGTCGCCTTTAATATCATATACGTTGGCCCAACGATTGACACCTTCTGGAGTTTGTAGTCTCAATATTGACCCAGGGCGCAATGAACGCAATTCAGCGCCAGTGGTAAAACCTAACTTAACAGGAGTATCATTACCATTGGATTCTGAAATATACCCATTACTACTATTAGCATCATTATAAGCAACTCTCCAACGATAGTCTAATACTTTGTAAACTCTTGATCCCGCTGTGTGGCGTGCAGCTGTAGTGCCTTGGGCCGCACGTCGAATTCCTATGAATGTTGTGCTATTTTGCATGCCAGTATATGTGAATAATTCATTGTCAATCATTAACATGCCGCCATTGACATCAAAGTTATCATATGGATCATTAGTGTTTGTATGATCAACAACTAAAGAACTACCATTGAAAATTTGAGTGGATGATATTTCATTAGTCAGTGTTGTATAGTAAATTGTCTTTCCAATATTAACCGTCGGGAAATAATTTAAAGCATCATTTCCTGTTACACCGGTCAGGTTTAGTTTACCATAATAGAAATTTAATAAGCCAACATTGCTTAATTTGCTTTCAATATATTCATCCAATAAATCAACTGTTCTGCGAGTGCTGTCGTCGGCAACAAATGTATTTTTAACAGCTTCTTCTCTATATAGATATCCATCATCAGCAAATTCTACCAATGGACGATTTTTACCTGTTGGGTCTTTTAAATCAACATAACGACTATGTCCGCTGAATGTTCTATTCTCTGCTTTGAGTACTAATACATCATTGTTTAACGTTGGTAAAAAGCCATTGTAATCATCTGCTGTAACCATTCTATTTTTACTATAGAATGCTTCAGGTGCGTTACGTTTGATTTCGTCCACTGATTCCGATGGCAAACCAGTGACCATATTGTCTTGTAATTCCATAGTCAATGACAACATCTGACTTTGATTATCCGCATTGCGGTACATTATATCAAATGTAACATTGGTTATTTCACCAGCTTTAACTCTAATAAAATTGTTTTCAGCAGTTCTGTACCATACACGAATATTTCCAGTAGGTACATTAGTAAATGTACCGTCACCGAATTTAATACTTGTTATATCAGCATCGCTGTACAATACTTCATATAAATCTTTATTGGCGGAACCGTATTCATTGACAACGATATTACTAAAGTCTAAGTTACTTACGCGAGTCCATGTTTTGATTACCGATCCATTATCGTCTAAGGTCTGTACATAAAAATCTTCTTCACTGACATTGTCAGTTATTGGAATATCAATAACCGCATTGGCCACAGGACTGGTCATCACTTCTACGGTGTTAGCGATATAACCTTGTTTAGCTAAAAAGAAAAAGCCAGTTTTTGTGCTACCAACGCCCTTGCCGTCATTTCTATACATAACACTAAATGCGGTGTTGTAATCAGGTTCTACCTGAGAAATAACTCCAGATGTATTAATATCAACTGGCACCAGATCAAAGTTTAAACGATATCCATCCACAGTGGCTGGTATAGGAAAATTAACAATAGAGTTTGTATTGTTAAAATTATATATTTCGTAGACTGTGTTGTTTACGCTATTTGTTGTTCTTTTAACTGGATTGCCAAATTTATTATTGTCGCCAAAGGCTGCATTCATAACTCTGATAAATCGTTCATATTCTAATTCACTGGGATCACTGCCCCACTGAATAGTTTTATTAGACAAGTTTACACCAGTACTGTCTAGGATTTGATCACTGCTAACAGCACTTACTACTTTCATAAATCCTTGTGCAGGACGAACACGTTTTGGCTTATAACTAAGCATACGTGCGATACGCAATACGCTTTCACGTTTTTCTGCTGTGTCTAAAATGTTTTCTCTGGCATTCAAATCCATGCGGAATGCTAGATTCTGTCCTACATAAGCTACTAAGTCAAGTAACGCAATAAATTCACTGTTTTGAATGTAATCATTGTATTCTTCGGGATAGTTAGTCTGCATGTATGTAACCATGCTTTGACGCAGAGTGTCAAAATCATAACTAATGAATTCGGCATTTTTAAAGCTGGAATAAACTATACTCCAATCTTCTGCTCCATATAAATTTTCTTGTCTAATTGCTTTTGGCATTACTATTATCCTTGTAGTCTGCTTACCGCAGTGTCACGATTAAATGTGGCAATAAGCTCTGTTAATGTTGCTGTAGGAACATAATTTAATATAATCGCTACCGTAATAATTTGTGAATCAATGTCTTCTCTAACATCTAATTGTTTTAATTCTAGTCTTGGATCTTTAGTCAATATTCTCAGCATGTCTTCTTGAATTAATTGAATAGTTTCATCTGAGATTGGATCAAACAACAGATCCCAAATAATACTGCCAAACTCAGGACTCATGATTCGTTCGCCTTTTCGAGTGTACAACTCATTCAAAAGGTCCTGTTTGGCGAGGTCAATATCATATAACTTGAAGTTGCCCCACTGTTTGTTTACTGTACTAAAGCCTTTAAATTTACGCATACTCATATTTATTATAAAAT